TGGCTTTAACCAAGTTACCATTCTCGTCGGGTACCATCATGCGTCCGGAAATGGACTGCATTAGGTTAGATATTAGGACCTGATTAAGGTCGATTAGCATATAAGACATAACAATTCCTTCATGATGATATAGTAATTATATCACTATTCCTCCGTGTCGTCAAGTTCTTTTTTAGCGACAAGCAAATCCTTCATTACCGAGTCTATCTTTTCCTGAATCTGTTCCTTGGATAGGGTATCAAAATCCGCTTCTAGCAGGGTAACGTTGTTGTCAATGAAATCATGGAAATGATGTTCAAATCCGAACTGACGATATACTGCGGATTTTAATGCATCGATAACAAGGATGAAGTCTTTAGAGAATTGCTTATCGGTAACTTCCACATAATAGTTATCTAGTTCTGTTATGAGGACACCAACAACCTCGTCAACAATGGCATCAGCGGCTTTCTGTTCTGCTCGACGGTTTCGCTCCTCAATCACCTCGCCAGGGACATCCCTGACGACCTTGTGTTTTGGGAACTCGATTACTTTCTCGGTCATTTCTCATCCTTGTTCTTTAAGTCGTAGTATGTGGCAGCCAGCACAATGAACACTGCCAGGACACCGACTATAATGCCCATGTAAATCGCAACCCAAATCATAGCATGTGTGGTACTCATCGTATTACTCTCAAAAGGATTGTATCTGCATTGATACGACCAGTTGCCTTCTGTTCTGTGGTTGTGATATTCTCCATGACCTTACGTAGATAAATCTTACCACCTTCTAGTAGTGGCTTGATTACTGCTTCTGGCTTACGGAGTTTCTTTGTAACCGAAGTTGCTTCGTCAAATCCTGTAATCGTAGTCCCTCTGACCGAAAGGCCAGAATGACCCACGGCATTATACACAGAAAGATTACGAGTTTTAACATTGAAAGTCCAAAGTTGTTCAGCACCGATGATTCCTTTCGGGTCTACGCTGGTGAGTGTATCAGAGGATGCACAGTAATTCATCTTAGCCACTAGAACATGGGCAGGCTTAACCTTCTTCTTGCGTGGCTTGCGGACAGCCTGACCAGCAGAGTCAAGTTCAACCATGTGGTCAATGATACGCTTTATGAAAAGCCCCATGATTTTAAGAACCGGCTTACGCCAGCCTTTATACGCTTCCACAAGGTCAGCGTCTTTACCGGTTTGGGCCTCGACGATTTCTTCGTATTGAGGACGGAAGTGTTCTGCAATCCTCTTCGCAATTTGCGGTTTAATTCCCTTCTCAAGGGACCACTTCTTAACGTCAAACTGTATTACTCCTTCTTGGAAGAATACGTCTAACTGTTCTTCCAGTTCACCGATTAGATCGGATGCCTTGTTATTGATACGGTCTTGGATAGATACAACTTTTTGTACCGGTTGCTCCTCCGCATCTGTCTCCTCTTCAACAACATCCTTTGTGAGGTCTCGTATCTTTGCTTCAACCTTGAACCACACATCATCTGGTAAGTTGCTCCCAGAGTGCAGCAGTCGGCAGTTCCACCCAACATTGTTAAGTTCGATGGCTTTGACGGAAGGAGACCTAAGTTTTCTAATAACTGTGCTATCATATTTGATTGACTTTAGGTAGGCGATTGTGAATGACTTGGCGTCATCAGAGGAATAGAAATAGTTGAACCAGTTATAGGCTCTGGCGAGTTCTGATTGTGTAGAGTCCTCGGTCACCGTAGGTTCGGGACCGAGGTACTTTTCGTCTGCAAACTGGGTGCGTTTGACCGTTGCTGACTTCTTCACTTTTTTCTCCTTATCCGAAGAGGTGCCCATAGTCCTTAAACTCGTTGATTACACAAACACCATCTTCTAGGTAGTTATAATTATGCTCTAATTCTTCGGCATAGTCAAGTGCTTCATTGATAGTATGAAACACCGGAGCCTCACCGAAGGTATCCTGGATACGCACTAGATCACCTTCATAACGGAAAGTCTGTTCATTAAACTTACCATAGATGGAGTCGATAGCCTGTGCATAGGTTACACGATACTCAGGTCCCTTTTTACTCTCGGTAAATAGGACATAGATGCCATTATCGGCTGACATTATTCTTCCTCCTCGTCATCGGTAAAGAAGGACGCAACAACTAGGCGAACAAGCCACATAAACATGAAAGGTGCCCAAAGAGGTGCGAGAACCTCAATCCAAGTCCAGTTATCAAGATGGTCAGTTAGTTTTAGACCAATCAACAGAAGGGCTAAGCCATCCATAAAGTTGATAGGCGTCTGTGAAGGACCGACATTGATCACTCGGATATTCTTCATCTGTTCCATCTTATCTGCTCCGATATTCGGTGGTAGATTAATAGGCATCACTTACCCTTCTTTCCTTTGGTACGACGCATCTTGCGCTTTGTAGATCCAACTTTACGGCGACCCTTGCGAGGTCTGTTCTTATGAGGCCATGGCATATATTACTCCTTCAATAGTTGTTTCACGGAATCATAACGAAAGGAGCGCCAGCCACCTTCATCGATATCCCATACTGCTTGGACGTTATCATTCAACTGCCGGGTATTCTTAGGCACATTACCGTCATACTCGGATAACATAGCAGGCTCAACTTGCGGAACATATAGATCGGAAAGAGTAGCCCGCATAGTGCGTTCAGTTCCGTCGGTCTTTTCAAACACAACGGTAACAACTCCATTCTTAAGGTCTTCCTTCAAACCATACTTATCGATCATGGATATTATCCTTCTGTGTTACCTGGTTGTTCATATCTTCTTTAAAGATATTTCTAAACTCCGCAAGAGTAAAGGTGCGATTTCGCCACCACTTACCAGCAGGATTCATCACCGTGACCATACCACGCTTGGAGACTTTGACCCAAAGATCTCCATAATGATGTGGTGCTTTGGGTATACAATAGACCGTCACAGTTTTCCTTCCTCATTTAGCAACTTTTCTAACTCATTATAGCCCCCGATAAACTCTTTGTCAAGTGTTATTATCGGAAAGGTTCTGGCGTTAGGAAACATTTCCAGGATAGTATCTCGGTCAAAGTCCTTGCCTAACTTATAGACAACGTGTTCCTTTGCCTTGAGTTTTAATAGTGTAATAGCCTTGTCACAATATGAACAGGCATCTTTTGAATATACTGTAATCATTATAACCTCACTTAGATTAGAAAGTCTGCGGATGTGGTAAGTGTTCGAACGGCGACAGCGGATTAGGTTTCCGAGGACAGCAAAGTTCTATCAACTCTTGTTTATTAGAATCAAAGTCAAAGATGGTGCGATACTTGTGTTTCTTTTCTATCTTATGTGGTGTTATCATAACACCTAATACCATCAATGTCAAGATAAGATGTTTCATTTCTTCACATGCGACTTTCTTACTCGGACCATGATCCACGAGTTGTAATAACTCTCCGATAGCAGCGCATCCCTATCGAACTGCTCCTTCGCTTCATAATACGACGCTTCGCCTTTGCTCTTACATAGACGGATGACTTCTCTGGTGAACTTCTCCTTACCGAAGATTTCCACGTGGTGTAAAAGTTCTTTATTGCTGCCATAGTAATCTAGCCAATCTGAATCGACCTGCTTCTTTACTCGCTTACCTTTCTTCTTGGTAGTGCGAGTGAATTTGAATAGTTTTTTCCCAATATACTTTCTTCCTGTAGGCACACAGGTGATGACATATACGAAGGCTTGATAGCCGTCTGGGATTTCTGTAAAGGGTTCGTTGTTATAGGTCCACATAGACCTATATAGTTATTCTTCGTATTCTTCTATTTCAGGTGGATACTTTTCGTTCCACACCTTATCAAATGCAGGATCGATATCCAAACATTCGTCTAAGTTCTTTGCTTCAAACTCCTCGAACACCTCTAACAATATCTCATATACGAGTTCCCTATCTTCATAGGATACATCACTGTTTTCTAGGCTCTCAATAATCTGTCCTAGAACCTGCGTACCTTGGGCCTTCATTCTTTGTCCTTCCTGAAATAAGACATATAGGCCTGGAACGAGTCAATCATCATCTTGTAACCGATATTGGACACTACCATAAAATTTCTGTACCACTCGTAGGAGGTACTCCTTGCCAGTATGTCTGGGTTCTGTTGTTTCTTTCGTTTATGCTTCTTGTGTAACAGTGTTTTATCATCAATCATAGTCTCAAAATATTGTATTCTATTTTCATTTGCTTCTTGACAGGAAAGCAAGTAAGGATCAGGTCCCATCACCTTTCTCGCTTTCCTCATTTTCTTTGCTATACGTCTAGCAACATGCAGTTGATCGAATAAGATTTCATCCAGTTCATTCATAAAATTTCCATAGTGAACAATGCACGAGTGTAAGTCTCCGGGTCATATGGAATCTTTTGTCTAGCAAAGACAACAAACCCCATGTCACCAGGTACCATTACCTCACGCATAGATTTGCCAGTTGTCCATACATCATCAACCACAAGATGAATAGGATGATTAGGTAAGCAATACTTCTGTAGAGCATTGGCAAGTTTGGTGCCACCACGTGGAATGCCATAGACAGAACCAAACTCTGTCTTTTCGCTAATCATCTTAGCAAGACAATCCCAATCTTCGTCGGTGAGTGCATCACACTCAATCTTCCAATCGAGTTCATTGCCTGCATGTGAGGTAAACTTACCGAGTTGAAATAGGTTCATTTTACGAT